TCGTAGGGGATGTTGAGGTGGTCAAGGATCTTCACTTGTCTCTCCTGATAAGTACCGCTTTGTCCCAACGGGACGTACAAAGTTCTGGGTCAACAGGTGCTTTGATCCCGTAATCGGATGCAGCCTGTTCCATTAACTCACAGATTGCCCAACAGTGTTTCTTTGGGAAGCGTTCTGGCATTGAGAACACTAACTCGTCATGACACTGCAGTACGATTCGTCCTTCAGGGTACTCTGAGACGAAGTAATCATCACAGAGTTTCATCGCTCTCTTTACGATGACGCCCTCTGCTCCCTGCACAATGTAGTTCACTCCAGCGTGAGCGGCTTTTTCTAACCGGCCTGTCCACATGTTGATCTGGTCGCGTAATTCTAGTGGATACCCTCCAATAGCTTCCACGTAACCCCTTGCTTTAATCGTTTGCTTCGTCTGTTCGATGAAATCATGTGCGTTTGGGAAGAGCCGCAGTACAGTGTCCCAGAGACCCGGTATGCCAGCCGTCTGTTCGATCCTTTTTGGTGCTGCTCCAAAGATGAATCCAAAGTTGACGTTTTTTGCAATTCGTCGTTGAGCACTTGTAGGCTTTTCAGAATCCTTGACATCGAAGATTCGTCGAGCAACGTAGTCATGGGCGTCCCAGCCTCTGTCGAAGGCATCCATCATCTCCTGTTCTTGAGTTACGAAGGCAAAGATTCTCAGTTGCAACTGAGAGTAATCACAGTCCAACCACCAACGGCCTTTTTCTGGGCCGAAACACGATCTCAAACTAGGGCTGTATTGCAGGTAGCGGGCAATGTCGGGAGCGTCTTCTTCGTAAGGATTCCCCGCTTTGCTGATCTGTTGAATGTTGGGGTCACTACTGCTGCAACGAGTTGTACTTGTTCCTGTCTTGTTGAGGTTTGGGTGAAGTATTGATCGTGCTCTGTTGGTGCGGTAGGTGTTTAGGTATTGCAGTTTCTTGAGGTACTTTCTGTAACTCAGTTCTACACCTAAAAATTTGAACTTCCTTTTGTCCGTAGTTACCTGATCTCTTAACGCTAACAAAGTTGCTGCGTCTGTCTTAGGCTTTTTATTTTTCGTGTAAGCAATTGGTTCAAGGTTCCAATCGCCGTACAGCAAACTTACGAGTGTGTGGTTAGTAACCTTATCTAAACCTGACAACTCTAAAGATTTCTGGTGCAGAATACTGATCCAGTGTTCGCAGGATTCAATCGCTTCGCTCAACTCTCTTTCGTTTACGTGTACGCCGTCTTGCTGCATCTTGTAAGTTACATGGCTGATGTCTCGGTTGATACTGAGGAGCCTCTCTAAGTCGTCTCCGTGACGCTCTGTAAGCAACCCAAAGTACATCTGTGCTAATTCATGTGTGTTGACACAGTCAGCCTTTAAGTAACGAATGAGAACGCTTGCAAGTTCTCGTGGTGCCAATGAAGATCTGGGAGCAGACTTAACCCTATAGAGTATTGCTGCAGGTAGCCAGAAGTCTGATCTGTTTCTGTTACGGGTTGACGCGATCACTGCGGGGTGCTGGCAGTCGTCGTCTGCAATGCTCCAGCCCAACTTCAGTTGACGAACAAGGCTGCGGCATTTGTTCACAACTTTTATTAGCTCGTCGTCTTCAGCGTAACCTCTACCTAAGTATTTCTCTGTCAACTTGTCCAAGGCTAAATCATCGACGCTGCACCACAAGTGTGCTAATTCTGTCGTGTCGATCTTGTTTTCCCAAAAGGATGCGTACCTTGGCTCTTCTGGATCGTAGACTCCTGCTTCCACTAACGCACGTATGTCAAACCCTAAGTTATGACACACCAGTAAGTCAGCGGAAGTAACGCACTTTCTGATGCTGAAAAAACTACCCTTGCGACTACGGGTGTAGGGGTCTACGTCAACAGTTTGATGTTTGAACTTATTTCCATCGTATGCTCCTATAGCAAACGTCGTCGCACCTAAGTGAAAGTGTATTCCTGTAGTCTCAGTATCGACGGTCAGCATGTCGATCCTCTAAGTGGTAAGGGGTTAGAAAGAAACAGCCGCCCACGGATGAGCGGCTGCTTTCAATCAGGGGTTAGTTCACTGGATCACTCTTCAGGCAAAGTCAGATCGTCAAACGGTACGGGTTTGCTGTAGACTTTACCGTTCTTTGAAAGAATGACAGTGCGTTTATCGTCGTCTGCATCGTGAATGGTAAAGGTTTGCAGTTTCTTTGCTCGTGGCGGCTTCCACTGGACTTCGTAACCTGTCCAGTCGGAAGGCGTGTATTCGCCTTCGTCGTCTTCACTGCCCTCAGAGTCGTCGTCCCAATCGTCTTCTGTGTCGTCATCACCGAATGGAATGTCGTCCTGATTTGCGCCGTCTTTTGACGCTTCTGCTTCTTCGTCTTTCCACTCGTTGCCATCGTCGCTGTTATCTGACGAGTAATCAGATGCTTCGTTGTTAGCGACGCCTACAACACTGAAGTTGACTCTGCCCTTCTTTCCCCTCTTCACACGTAATGTGAAATGGCTAAGACGTAACCCCTCTGTCTGTTCGTCAATCTCTTCGATGGTCAAGTTGGGTGTATCAACTCCCATCTTCTGCAGAGACACCATCAGGTCAGCCAACTTATCACTGTCGAGGTACTTTTCGTGATTGTTGAAGTAGTACATGAGGTCGATTGACATACTATCAAACTCGCCCTGACCACTGACAGATCCGTCTACACGAAACTGCAACACGGAATAATCTACCCCGTTCGCTGTTGCATTTCGCATCCCCAGAAATCGACAAACATAATCGCCATCTGGCCCAACAAACTCACGGTTAGCGACCGAGGTTCGAGCAGTCTCTTGAGCAGCCCGCAAACGTGCGTTCTTCGCCATCAATTCCTTAAAGTTCATACTTTTGCTCTTTCAAAAAGATCAGAAATTCAAAACACCAACTAAGTTCTTGTATGTCTCGGCGGCAGACTTGCCGCACTTGATTTCGTCATGTTGAGGGTGGTTGCCCCAACTCTTTGCCATGTACCACTGTGAGGGTGACAACCCTACAAACCGATCTGCTCCCACCGTGGTCTTCTTTTTGCTCTTTTCATCAATGACCACACTGACGTTCCTACCGAGGTAGAAGATACCGTGCAGGTCTTTCTTCGTGAACTCCAGCACTTGCTTATGTAATGCTGGTCTCGCCATATCGAAGTTTTCTCCGATTGGATTGTCAACGGTCTTGAACGTGCTATGAGCAAGCAAGATAACGTTGTAACCTCTGCGAACGATTTCCAAACAAGCCTGCATGAACTCTGCGGACCAGTAGTTTTCTGCAGCAATACGGTGTCCAGTATGGTAAGACTGAAAACCATCTTTACCTTTGCTATTGATATCGCCGTTGTAATGCAGGGAAGCACAGTGCTGGAAACAGAGTTCCTGCAAACCACTGACGCCGTCAATCACGAGCGTTTTACGGTCGTGCTTCTTTGTCGCAAATCGTTTCATCGTCTCCATACACTTCAGCCAACCGGGGTGTCCCCCGTGTGACGGAATGTTTTCTGGAGAGTACAGAGGCTCAAGATTAACGATACTGATCGCGTTGTCAATCTGACCGCTCTGTCTGTGAATGATTGCCCCTTGCTCACCTGCAGTTTGAACAAACAAAGGCTTTTCAAACTGTGCAGCCAGTGTCGTTTTACCTTCACCGACTTCTGAGTAGAACATGATGAAGTGTCCGTACTGCACCTCGGTTTCAGTAAGGTCTCCAAAGCAATCGTCCGCTGTAATGGCGGGTTTCTTGGCGGTAGGTCTGGCTGGCTTTTGTGCAGCCTTTCTCGTTGGTGGTCTCTTCTTAGGGGTGGGTGGCATAAGTTATCTCCTCGGTCTAAGCCCTCTAGTAGTTCCCGTCAAGCGATACTCCCTGAACCTTTCAGGGGTTCCTTTCAGGAATGGGTCATACAGCCCATAAGGTTGCATCCAGTGATATTTATTGACCAGTTCAGTTCTGTCGGGTGCGGTCATATACTCGTACCAATCTAGAAACGACTCTAAAATTGGAAACAAGCATTCTTTGCAGAATCGTCCGAACCGCTCTTTATCTGGTCTGGCAAGGTAACGGTAAAAGTGATACTCGCGATCTGTGTTAATGGCTTCTCCGAGACGCTTGATATAGTCGTCGTCAGACTCTTTGACCTTCTTTCTTGGTCCCTTGTAACCGAACCCGCATGGCCGTCGTATGTGTTGGTACCACACGTACTGAGG